AACCGCGTTTTTTCTTCGATAGTCATAGCTTCAACACTCGCAAGAGTATTACCAACATATGCTTCCCCGTATATTGAACCTTCTTTATCTGAACATACAAGTATAGACTCTACATCTGCTACTTGTTGAACACGAGATCTCCACCAACCTGAACCAGCATGATAATACTCTGGCATCATACAACCCCAGTTTTCATTATAGATTCTACACATATCAGGTTCTTTAACACGGAAGGTTTGGATACCAGCAGTGAGTTTGGTTTCTCGTCTTGGGCCAAAATTCAATACGTCCCAAGTAGGTTTTTGTTTGTTGAACCATGGCATGGTTTTACTTTGAACGATAGATGAGAATACCCATTGTAATTTCTTTTCTTCGGGTGGAAGAATAATTGGCTCATCATCAAAGAAACTTAGAATACCTGGATCTTCTCCATAGTTATTCTCAGGCCTACGATTTAGGTTGTAAGGATTTGGATTGTAATTAACAATGTCACCTTTATAGTCAAGCTTAAAGGCGTTGTTGTCACCCCCGTCAAAAGAACAGAGAAGCAATGTATTTGTTTTTCTGTTTACAATTTCACAACCTTCAATGAATGTATCAATATGATCACCAAGCTTTTCAAGTTTAGTATCACCTTTATAGAGGTCAGCCAAGTATTTGTTTGTTCCATACTCTAGGAACGGTTTACCTGTTTCTTTCCACTCTTTAAGATTCTCTTGGTATAGTTTAAACGATACAAATACTTCACGTACTTGCCAATCGTCGTTTCCGAGAATAGCGTCAGGCCTTGCTTTGAGTACATACAGTGCATCAAAAGCATGGTGACTAAAGGATTTTACAGATGATAGATACACGATTACTTTGTCGTAGGCAGTTATATTCTCACCAATACTCACAGTTCTTTGGTCGACCTCGTGTCCCATATCTTCAAGACAGCGAATCAACGAATAGTGTGAGTTTAGGATTTTGAGTTCTTTACCTAGAAAATAATCACGTGTACATTGCTCTTTATTAAAGCCAGTGATTAAGATTTTCATTCAATTTCTCCATAATTATCAAAAGAAGCTACTTAGAGAAGCTTCTGCATTATTATTATCTATTATAACACATTCTATAGTTTTGTCAACTACTTTTTCAATATTTTTTTGCCATGCCTTAAGAGAGTGTTTTTCTTTAGTCATTTCAGAGATTTCAAGTCTCTGTTCAAAAGTAGTTTTGTTTAGCGATCGTACGATATCGGCAAGGTCGTTACCTTTTACTGACGTTCGTACTTTCGTTATATGTTTATTTATGACCGGTATCTGCTCGGATGCATGGGTATCAGTTGAGTTAGTTACTAGTACAGTTGGCAAACCGTGGGCTAATGCTTCAAGAGCAGTAATACCCCAAGTCTCTACAGGACAAGTTGAAATATAACATCCAGCTTGTGCCATATAAGCCATAGTGTCTTTATAAGACAAACCACGAATAACTTCATTTGGTTTTTCCCAAGCTAAGTTGTCTTCGTGATATTTAAGATGGTCACCGTACAGTAATTCAGCTACGTGAGAAGTCAGTACAACATTATGTAATCCTGAGCCGTTTAGTTTCTTAGGCATCCAAAATGGATTCTTTGTCTTATCAGTACGGCCTACAGTAACTGCATCGTAAGTACATTCAAGCACCTTCTCATCGCCCATACTAAAAGCAGAATCAATAAAATCTACAATCGGTAGTGGTTTACCTTCAACCCTTTGGCTAAGTTTATCCATACCAATATGTTGATGTCTAGATACAAATGCAACTACTCCACCATTTGCTTGAAACTCATGCATCTGTTGCATGTGACCAATTTTAGAAATACCACCAGCAGCAGTATGACTAATCCACAATATAGGTGTATTAGTTTTTGCTTGTAATCTAGTAGTAAGTGGTGCGTTATCATAATTAACAATAACAACATCTGGTTGGTAAGTATCAATAGCAGCAGTGATTTTATCAGTCACTCTACGCTTCTTTCGATCTTCATCTGTAAAATGTACAGGGATTACATCGTCAAAGTTTTGATAGATTAATTGAGCAAATCTCTCAATTCCACCGATAACAACAGAGTCTGTAATCTCAATATTGTTTCTTGTAAAGTATGGTAGAAGTATTCTCATTGTTCAGGTAGTTCTCACTGGTACATTATAAAGGTGTGTTTATATATTATATTATTTATGAAGTTCTAACACCGTAGGTCCTTGTAGGAACTCTGTGTCGACTCCAGCTTCAACAAATAGATTAAGGGATTTAGAAAATGAAGCAACCCATTTCTCAGGAATGTTTCCATCAGTTGCCATAACAACTCTTTTAACACCAACTTGAATGATACCTCTTGCACAGTCGTTGCAGGTCGGTAGCCCCCAAACATAAATGGTAGAATCTTTTAAAGATGTACCACTGTATGTAGCGTTATAGATTGCATTCATTTCAGCGTGAATTACTGTTTCGTATTTCACTTCTTTATCTTCGTAACGTTCAGGAGTATCGGCTATTCCCTTAGGAAAGCCATTGTAACCTGTAGCTAATACTCTACGTTCGTCGTTTACAATTACTGCACCAATTTGTGTACTTGGATCTTTTGACCAAGTAGCTACTTCTCGGGCTAGTCTTGCAAATCTTGCATCCCATTTATCAGCCATTCATTAATTCCTCAATGAAATTAAAGTGTCTTTCGTACACATGGAAGTTAGAAGCTGTCCAGATTAGATTACCAGGCTCTACACCGAGAGCAAAGGCAAGATCATTTTGAACATACTTAGCCCAAGCATAATCATTATTATAGCCGAATACAGCATCGTTGGATCTCATCAAATAGTGAGATTCAAGTTTACCATCACGAATATAAAATGTATTTGCATATGTACACATAAAGTCGTTCATACCATCACGTGACATGTCAACGTGCATCGATGGACGATTGTAGATCATAGTAGCTCTACGGCTGTTTGGATTATTCTTTAACTCACGTAGAACATGCTGATATTGGCTACCATTCTCTTTTGAGTAGATACACCAACCATAATTTGAATTAATCATACCTTCAGTAGAAGCAATTGATTTCCAAATCTGTGGTGTCTCACCAGGTATATCATTAACGTTTAACGATTGTGATTTGTACCACTCAAGTTCACGTTCAATATACTTGTAAGCTGGTTTACGAATAACATAATCTTGATCAGCGATAAATGTAGCGCCAATCATTTCAATAGTCTTGGCGCCAGTTCTGTCGATAACAAAATCTTTAGCTAGATATTTGAAAGATAACTCTTTTCTTATATTAGCGACAGTCAACATTAGATGATCTCCAACAACGCTTCCATATCTTCAGCTTCGGTTACAACTGAACTGATGTTTTGCCTATGAAAAACTCTTGCAGCTTTTCTAAGGGTTGCTTTAGGAATATCAACGTCTTCTGCAAGACTTTCAATTGCTTCTTTCTGAAAAGCTCTTTCTGATTCCTGTCTTAGGAAAGAATTGCTGATCTCGTCAAAGCAGCCACGAATGCGTTTTTTGTCTTCGTCGCTCGAAGGTAAAATAATATTACTCATAATTTAGTACTCCTGTTAAATACATCTTTAGTTGAATCTTGACCTGTAATACCTTGACGACAATAAGAGACAAAGAAACTTGAATAGTTAATTAAGTCTTTTGCTGAATCTTCAAGGGACTCAAAGTTAGGATCATAATCATCTGACTGCATCGCTTCCATAACTGATTTCATACGTAGCATTTTTGCGTGCATGATATCATGTATAGTCGTGATTCCGTTAGGATAGTAGTCAGCTTGTTGAACAGTCGAGTTTGGATTTTGATAATCTCTCGACTTTTTCAATTGTAAGTCAACGCACTCTTGTAGTACATCAACTGAAACTGGGTTAACCTGTTTGGTCATTGTTTACTCCATAATAAAAGTATATTATAACACATCTAAATGTATTTGTCAACCCTTTTTTAAACAACTTTAGGTGGGATTGGTGCAGCAAATGATCCAATAGTGTTTCTCTTATCTTCTGCTTCTGCAAGTTTTCCAATTTCGCCGTCTAGCGTTTCAATGATGCCAGGATGTTCAGCCACCCCAACTACGTTTTGAAGCAATATAGCTATGTTTGCTGTATGCTCTGCAATCTGCGCGTCGTACTTCATAATAAGCGCGTTGATTATTGTTTCTTTCATTTCCATGATCTCTATCTCCTATAGATCTTTAAATTTACCGTGATTTCCTTCATGAGAAGGCGGATACCAGGACTCTGGTTTAATTAGGTCAGGTACTCCGAGTGGATTCGGTCTTGATGGTTTTTCTCCAACCTCTTTGTTCATATTTGCTAATAACACTTCGTCCCAAGCTTTATAGGGATTAACACCGAAGGCGTCAAGTGTACCGATAGCAACAACACACAGATCAATCAAGCCATCTACAATTTCTTCTGCGTCGTTCTCAGCTACTGCTTTACGTGTTTCTTCCAACTCTTCGTTTAGAAACTCAACACGAAACTTTAGAAACTCTAATAGTTTCTCTGGATTAGCTTCAACCCATTGTCTTGTAAGATATTTACCTTGCATTAAGTGTATATCTTCTACCCAATTTTTACTCATACTAATTCTCTCAATTCAGTAAATCCACCAATTGCTTCACCATCCATAGTAATCTGTGGGAAGGTTCTTGCAGTTGGAAACTTTTCAAAAAAATCATCTTGTTTGTAATCAACATCCAAGGATTTATATACAAAGTCCAATCCTTTGGACTCACATAACTGTTTAGCCATATTACAATAGCCACAGTTCTCTTTTCCGTATATTTCTATCATACGAGTTGTAGACCACCGTCACCGGGTCCGCCTGGCATGATTAGTCCTGTTGTTGCTTCAATTACTTGCTTCTTCAACTCAGGTGCAGGTTCTACTGTAAACATTACGTGTGCTTCACCGATAACAACTGGTTCACGAGTAGCATAAGGTACGAATGGAACCATTCCAATTTTACCTTCTCCTGCCGGTACTAATAGGATCGCGTCTGTTAACGTGTAAAATCCTTTATCATAGACTACTTTAGCAACAACTTCTTCACCTGTTGATAGCCTTACTATTTGAATATCTTTCATATTTTTCTCCAATGTAGGGGTATATTATAACACATTTAGAACCATTTGTCAACCGAAAAATGAGTCTAATGTATCTTGTTTCTCTCCAGTCCAGCCAAGAGGCGATATGATGTTTTCAATAGGACTGAGGAATACTTTGTTAAATTGAGTTTCGTAGTCAATGTATTTCTCTAAGCCAAACTCTTTTGGTAAAGCGCTTGGAAATGAGATTACATTCTCACGAATAGGGTTTGGTACTTTAAGATAAACGTATTTGATCTTATCGCCACCTTTAACAGGCTCGAATCGCTTAGTAAGCTTTTTCTCTGCGAGTTGGTGGTTAAATAAGATACAGCCACGAACATGGATAGGACAACCTTTATTATAAAGAGTTGTTCTGTTTTCATATTTCTGTATGTTATCAGTACCAGAGTTTCTAGCAACTTCTTCAGCAGGTAGTTTATAGAACTCTTGTCTGAAGTTTTCAATGAAGTCTTGAGTTTGTTCTTCACCTTCGTTTAGAATAACACTGAAGATCTCACGCATTTTATCACGGCAGACTTCAGGTGTGCTTGATCGTACAGACTCAAGACCTGTTACACTGATCTTTGGCTTTTCGTAATGAACACCTTCTGAGTTGAGAGTATTTAGTATGTAACGTTTCTTAGCAATAAAGATTGCTCGATCGTTAATCTTCTCTCGTTTCATTACCATAGCATTACGATAGGCACCCATGTCAGATGCAAGACGTTCGTAGCCTTGTTCAATGACCTCTTCGATCTTAGTCTGGCAGACTTTATCTAGGAACTCTTCTCCTGTCTTACGATCAATGTCTGTAGTACCATAGACTTTTTCGATCAGTGAAGCGAAGTCAACATAGATTGAGTCAGTGTCAATATAGATGATATAGTCATGGTCTTTTGTTTTGAGTACCTTGTTGAGATATTCATTTACAGACTTTTGAGCATATCGAATCGAGAGTTGACCAGACGTTGTAATAGCTTCTGCCATTTCTCCAATATAATATAAGAAGTAGATGTTTGCTGTAGCTCCGTAGAGTGAGTTCATCGAAATCTTAATAGACATTTGAGAATTATGTAATTGGTTAGCTTCTGTCTTCAGTCGTTTCTTTTCTCTTGGGTCAGTTTCAACCTCAAGTTGTTGTTCAACTGCAAGCATCTGCTGTTTGATAAGAGCACGTTCATCGTAGTACTCTTGAATGATGCCTGGGATAATACCGACTTTTTCATTACTGAAACATACACCATTAGCGCCAACCGACATACCATTCTTGTTTTTGAATTGACCATTAAGTACCATGTCTTGAGTTACATACTCACGTTCGTCTGGCATATAAGTTTCAGGCGACATATTGTATTGTAACATTAAGTGAGGATACAGTGAGTTCAAGTCAAACGATACAACCCATGGATACATACCAGGTACTGGATCTTTAACATAGCCACCAACAAGATCTGCACCACGACGGCCAGGTGACTCTTTGATCGGTGGAACGATTTTGTCTTTCATTAATCGTCTGTAGATAATAGATTCCCATATACCAACAGTACCGAAAGCGTCTTGGTAGTTTACACCACCACCATAAGCAACTGTCATAACAAGAGCAAGTAGAGATGTTTCTTCTTCCATTCTTACAATGAGCTGTGTGTCTTTAAGGTTGTAGTCAAGATATAGTTGTGGGTTCTTCTCGTATAAGTCGTTTAGATTACCATACTCAGAGTAGTCAAGTTTCTTCTCACCAAGAATAACGTGAGCAATATGGTCAAGTTTAAATGATTCTTGAGGACCATACTTGTAACCGAACTTCTTGAAACAATCCATATAGTCAATAACAGAAACACCTGAGATGTTGTAAGAAGATTGCATCTTACCAAAGAACTCTCGATTGTATTTGTTAACGTTTTTCCAAGGACTGAGTCGAGCTGCAACGTCTTCACCCATCAAGCTCATAATACGAGTTACGAGGTATTGAATATCAAAGTATTGAACGTTCCAACCTGTTACAATATCAGGATAGTCTGCTACCCATAATTCTACGAACCTTCGTAGTAGTTGCATTTCATTATCAAATTTAATAAAGACAATGTCGTCTGGATCAATACCAGTAACAGTTTGTGTCTTATCGTAGTCTTTGCGACCAAGTAGGAAGTACTTATCACTTTTAGAAGACTTGTAAGCGATCGATGTGATCTCTTTATCTGCTATTTCAACGTTAGGATAGCCATCAGCGATATCAACCTCAATATCAAAAGATACTATATTAACATCTTTGAAATCATATTTGATATCGTCAGGATAGTTTTCTTGTATGAACTGTGTAATGTAATTTGTATTACCAAAGATCTTCATGTTGGAAACACCTTTGTATTCCTCGATGAAGTCTTTGCTTTCAGCCATAGAACCAAATTGGTGTGGACTGATTTTGTAATTACCTTTGAGGGGCGTATAGCCCTCTTCGCCTGCTTTGGCGCTGCTTAGGTAGAGTGTTGGTTTATACGGTACTTTGTACGAGAAACGTTTACCGTTCTCATAACCGCGCCATAGAATGTTTTTGCCATATCGCTCGACTGAGGTGTAGAATGCTGTCATCATAGGTTTCCATATTGTAAGAGTATATTATATCACAGTTGTAGGTGTTTGTCAACCTTTTTATGCAATCTCACTGAAGTTTTTCACCTTCGTAAATGTGATAGAAGTATCAAACTTTTCAGCGAACTGATCGCCTCTGTGTGATATAACAAATACGTTATCATCAGCATTCAGACTGTGTAACGTTTCAATTAGACTTTCGATACCTACACTATCAAGTGCACCATCTAAAGTCTCGTCAAGTATCAGAAGGTTAGTAGATACTGAATTGCGTAGCTTAGCGACTGATCGCCATGTTAGCATAATTGCAAGTGTGATACGTAGTTTCTCACCTTCTGAGAAAGAAGCATAAGAGAACTTATCACGGAAACGAGATTTGATTACCTCATTAAAGTTCTCATCAAGTTGAAAGTCAACAAAGAGATCAAACGCTGCTAGATACTTATTGATCAGCTTGTTCATAACAGGGATATACTGACTGATGATTCTTGCTTTGATACCACCATCTTGTAGTATTGTTTTCACTACATTCAATATCTCTCGTTCTTCGAGAAGATCTGTTCTCTCTTGATGTTTCTTTACTAGTGCTTCTTCTAATTTCTGCAGCTTAGACGTATCGACTTCTTCAACTTCTTTCTGAGCGTTATCTAATTCTCTCTTCATAGAAGATAGAGCATTCTTAGACATTTTGATTTCAGCACGATATTCTGATATCTTAAAATTAACAGACTGAATTTGATCTTCGATTTTAGATATTGAGTTGAGCCTTTGCTGATGTTCTTTGATAGTTTCTGCTACAGTTACAAGACCACTTTCAATGTCTGCTTTCAGTGTGTTCTTTTCTGATATTTGTTCTGCTTTAAAATCATGAGCAATACCTTGTTTACATGTTGGGCAGTCGTCGTTGTGTTCGTAGAACGATAACTCTTTTTCAAATGCAATACGGTTACGCTCTAGTTCAGCACGTTTTTCTGTAGCAGTTTGGAATTTCTTTTTCTCATCAGGCTTATCTGAGATGTCGTCATATAATACTTTAAGTATATCGTCTTGTGCATCAATGAGATCATTCTTTCCTTCAACAATATCAATCTCACCAACCATTCTCTCTTTAATCTTATTGACTTCAGTAGTTTTAATCTTACGAATCTCTTCGTCATGCTCTTTAGCACTTTCGATCTTAGTATCGTTGAGTTCAATCTGATAAGCGTTTTCGTTAATCTCATCCCGATTATCACTCAATGTATTTTTAGCAAGTACTCCCATAGTACTAAAGACTTGGATATCAAGTAAGTCTTCGATAATAATACGTCGCTGACCTGCATTGAGTTCCATAAAAGGAATATAGGTAGCTGAGCCTAATACAACGATTTGATTGAATGATCTATAATTAATCCCAAGAATAGATTGCTCTAAGAATTGTTGGTAATCTTTCTTAGCAGCGTCTTGGTTAATCATCAAGCCGTCTTGCCATATTTCAAATACAGCTGGTCTCATACCTCGTCTAATCATATAGTTCTTACCACCGGCAGCAAAGTATAACTCTACCAATAGTTCTTTCGTGTTGATCGTATTAATCAACTGTACTTTATTGACTTTACGAAAAGGTCTATCGTATAAGCCATAAACGACAGCATCAAGCAGTGTGCTTTTTCCTGCGCCATTAGCGCCACTAACAAGAGTGGTCGGTTTTGCATCAAAATCGATGGTTGTAAATGTGTTACCCGTTGATAAAATATTCTTATACTTTATCTTTTTGAATGTAATTCTCATTATAGATTAATGGCCTCATGATATAAGTCATCAATTACTTGCTTGACTCGTCCTTTGTCAACTTGTGTCTCAATACTATCAATGTACTGATGCAATATTTCACCAGTATCTTTTGTTTCATCTAGTATCTCGTCTACACCAGCACTTTCCAAATTTAGACTATCGTCGATTGCTTTCACATCGACTGCACCACATTCACTCATACGACTCATAAAGAGATCATACAAATAAGCGTTGGTACGGTTTTTAACAATAACTTTTACAAAAGTATCTTTATAGATATCGACATCGTAGTTAGCAACATCATCAACTGTCCAATCAGAATCATCATAATCTATTTTGTAAAAGACACGGTTAGGATTTTCGATCTTAGTCATGCTTCGATCTTCAGTATCAAATACGTGGAAACCACGACTACCATTATAATCAGACCAAGTCATTTCGTAAGGTGCGCCAAGGTATTCAATGTTTCCATACCTAGATGGATGGTGGAAATGACCAGAGTAAACATTTTCAAAATTAGTAAACACATTCATTTCAGTACCATGAGTACATGGAACACCTTTAAGCATCTCAAAGCCTTTCACTTCAAGGTGGCCCATTACAACATCTGCTGTACTTTCGGCTAACATCTTATGGTTATATTCTGCATTCTCTTTATTGATCCAAGGAAGCATTAGGAAAGTAGTATTTCCAATTGTAAGATGTTCTGCTTTATCTTCATACAAATTAAATTGTTTGAAATCATTTGTTAATAGATTCATGCTATTAACTTCATTGGTATTCGTATAGTAGATATCATGATTACCAATTAAACAATGGAAGTCTATATCACGGTCTGCTAAGTGTTGGAAGAAGAAACTTCGGCAACGCTGCAAGCTTACATAGTTGATATACTTTCTGCGATCAAAGGTATCACCAAGATCGAATACTGTTGTAATATTATGTTCGTCCACATAAGGAAAGAATACTTCCTCAAAGAATTTTCGTTGTACTTCATGGAATACACGGCTGTCTCCTCTTGCACCGAAATGTAGATCAGTGACGATTGCAATTTTCATATTAGTCCTCGCTTGTACTTAAGTCAAGCTTGTTATTTTTGGCTGTTTCAATCATCTGCTCTTCTCTAAGTTTATTAACGTTGTCAACCCACTGCATAGTAGCTAACATTTTGTTGCGCTGTTTTGTAATTTTTGCTTTCTTTGTAAGAGCACGATCGTACTTCATTCTTGAAACATGGTCTTTATATACTACACCGTTGAGATGGTCTAACTCATGCATAAAGCATCGAGCACCATAACCTTCGAGTAGTCCACTTTGTTTTTCGCCATTCTCATCTAACCATTCTGCCTGAACAGTTTTTGGTCGTTTAACGTGGAGGAATACATCTGGGAAACTCAAGCAACCTTCAACTTCAAGTTCAGTATCGTTGTCGAACTCTAAAACTTTAGGATTGATTACCATAATAGCAGTATCTTTTGATTCTCCCATAACAAAGCATCTCATATCTAAACCAACTTGACAAGCAGATAAGCCGATACCTTTGCGCTTCACCATCATATCAACCATTTGTGATTTTAGATCTGCAGCATCTTCAAATATTTGCTTGACCTCTTCAAAATCAAAATCCTTTAGCTCTTTGTTAAGAATAGGATCGGGGTAGTATACTAACTTCATAATTTACCTTCTTCTCTCATTTGTGCACGAATAGATGTTGCAGATATCTTATGGATATCTTCGCCAAGGTCATGTTCTGTAAATGTGTAACCTACTCCACGACCAAAGCTAATGTCAACAATATTCGGCACCTCTATAATTAAGTACTCACGGCCATTTTCATAACCATGTTCTCTTAGTCCATTTTCAATACCTTCAATAGTTTGTATCATACCAAACGGATTATCGTCCTGTTTGGCTGTACGCCCTGCTCCAGCATCACCTTCATATTTAAAAACGTCTCGTACCATTATAACAACTTGTCCCGTGATTGTCAAGGCTTTTTTAAATAATTGTGTGTGGCCATCATGCCAAGGCTGCCATCTGCCTAGCATCTGAACCGTTGGCTTTTTATAATCAAAGAATTCTTCTGGATTAATCATTTCCCTTTACTCCAAATTTAATATGATTATACCATAGCCTTTCGTGGCCGTAGTATAATACAAACTTAATAACTATATCAGCAAGAAATACTGCACCGACTGCCTTAGTTGGTAATCCAAAGTATAAGGCTATTAAGGCTGTTGTAATACTTGCTATAAATCTCCATGTCACTGCTTTCGCTAAGTGTCTCGCTTTTGTTACTTTCTCACTCATTAATCTTCCGTGTCTAACTTAAAAGTAGCTCTAATAATTGCAGCCGTAGTAACATGCACATCAGGTCTAAATGTATGTACAATGTGATCTACTGAAGTTGGCTTCTCAAAGATCTTATTAGTATCTTCAAAACGACCTTCTTTAATTGTATCCATCCAAACTGAATAGTCTGGTGCAAAATCAACACGAGCTTTCTCAAACGGACAAACAAAGTCTGTAATAGCAAACTTACCAGCTCGAACTACACCTTCCGATAGGAACTTCATTCTCAATGCTTGTCTCATACGACCTTCATCACTAAAATCCCAGTCGTCATATTGTTCTCTTACCTGGTCAGCGTTTATCCAAACACCTCCAAGCTCTTTTGCCAATGGTTCAGCAAGATAACTCTTACCAGATCCTGGCAGACCAAAAATCAAAATCTTCTTCATTACTTTTCTTCCGGTTTTGTCTCGGATGGTGGTTGCTTCTTAAATTTCTTTTCAAAGTCATCTATAAATCTGCTTATATACTCAGGCGGTTCGTTCATTGTGATAGTAGGGCCTTCGCCAGTATCAGCAAGGATGCTTTGAGTTAGCATGTTTTGTGATGCTTTAAACTTGATATAGGTTTGCTTCTTCTCTTTTTGTATTCGTCTTAGAAATGCAAACCAAATAATCTGTGTAAAATACGCAAATGGGTTTTGGGATTTCTCAGGATCAAAATTGTGAAGGTACTGTAAGCAATTCTCAATTCCGTCTGATATCATTTCTTCTTTATATGAGTAGCCTGAAAAGTTTGGTTTGGTTGCTAGCCTCGTGCCAATCAATAGAATGCACTTTCCAATGTATTCAGGTACTTGTGGGGCTTTTTCTCCTGAAGCTTCAGCGTCGTTACATAGTGTTCTGTATGCTACTAATGCTGCAAGCAAATCAGGATTGTTCACGTAGTTGCGTTTTCTCGCCATTATTGAATCCTTTTAATGTTTATTCTATAAAGGTATAAGCTCTATAGGGTTATGTTTCTCAATTCTTTAAAGGTATAATTATAACACACTTTTGAGGGTTTGTCAACACTTATTTTATCTTGTTAAATTAAATGAAAATAAATGAAAAAAACAGTTGACAAATGGTACGAAGTATGGTATAATAAGGTTATCAACCTTTAAGGCACATAATAGTTGTACTAATCAAACCTCTATAGTATAAATCTTGTATGCAAATTGTTCTGTTCCGTAGATTTCAATTCGCTTCTTAAAATGCTTCAACGTGTAGTTCTCGAAAGAGCCGACCGATAGGTCGTCCGTTATATCATATAGAGTAGCTTGCTCCGAGTCCTCAGCCTTCCTTAAAGTTCTACCAATTGATTGTAGCACCTTAATTTCAGATTTTGAGCCAGTAGCAAATATCACATTATCCAATCTTTTCAAATTAACACCCGTAGAGAATACTCCGTAGGAAGCAAGTATGTCATGTCGCTTCTCTGGGTCATTTTCTATTAAGTGTCTAATTTCTTCTCGTTCGGTGCCTTTAGTACCACCGTAGATAAAATGTAGTACACGACCTTCCTTGCGAAGCATCGGTTCAAGCACCTTACCATGTTTTTCAACTAAATCAAACAGAACTAGGTTGTTCTGTCCCTTTAGAGACCATAACAAATTTCTTATAAAAAGATTTCTCTTTTCATTATTAACAATAAACTCTCGTTCAGCTGGCCATTTCTTTGTGCCATCTAAATTCTTGAGCGCATCTTTAAACTTCTTGCGGGTTTCGACACTATGGGATAGTACGATCGCCTTCACTTTAAAATCAGCAACGGTTCCTTTATCCATGAGTTCTTTTGTATTCACAAATCGTTTGACTTCGCCAAAGCAACCTTCTAATACAAGCCGATGTGTTTTACTTTCAGCTGATTTCAGTGTACCAGTAAATCCATGACGATACTCACAGTCTGTTAACTTTTCCATAATAGTAGTTAAACTTTTAGATTGAAACGTATGTGCTTCATCTCCAAGTACAACTGCAAATTGGTCGAACCAATCTTTTCCTAATTTTACTAGTGACTGCCATGTTGAGATAACAATCGGTGAGCTTGTGTTTTTATCAACACCACCTTGAATAGTATAGATATCGTTTTCGTCACAACCATAATCTACAAAGTCACCTTTCATTTGATGTACTAATGAGATAGTTGGAACGATAATTAATGTACGATGGCCAAAAGCTTGGAAGTAGTGTTGTTGAATCAAATAGATTATTAAAGACTTACCAGATGATGTCGGTGATAGAGATAAAGATCTACGCTTACGCAAAGCGTTAAGGACATAGTCGTTTTGATAGTCTCTTGGTAGAAATTTACAATTGATTTCTTTAGCGAGTTGTACAGGGTAGTCATCATCAAAATCCTCGTCTAATCCTATATGATCTGGAGCAGATAAGAAATATCCACGATCGTCACAGAATTTTTTAATGTGTGGGTAAAGGCCAACGTAGATAGTTGGTCTCATAGGTTGGAATAGTCTAATAATACCATCCCACATTCTATTCTTATAAGCAGGAACGAATTGATAACCTTCAGGCCTAAAACTAAAGTGCTCAGATAATTCCATGAGTGTGCCACTGTCTGCGACAATTTTCATATGAACCGAATTAATTGGCTCGATCGTTATCTGTTCGCTCATTATAGTTTAACCGCCAATATTACAAGTATTGCAGTTAGTAGAATATTTGTGAAAAAGATGCCGATCGCTAATATAGTATGATACCATATCCATCTTGTTTTGTATGCGTTTTCGATAGTAACTTCGTTTGGGTCTGTATCATCAGCCATTACATCAATGACCTTTGGTTCTGCTTCTGCAGCACGGTCAAGAGCTTGTTCAGTAAGGGTAGCTTGTGTATCTTCCCACTGACGGTTAGACTCTAGTTTCCAGCCCCATTCTAAAAGTTTATCCCACACTGATCGTTCACCTTTATTCATTGTATATTCCTATTTATTAATAGTCTCCTGATTGGAATTTAAGCATATCAATCATGTTCTTAATGATAAAATTACGGCTGTGAATTGTTCTAATAATATCTTCAAGATAATTTGAATTTGCTGAGTGGTAATCAATCGTTAAACTAAGCTTAATAATATCTTTGTCTGATTGAATATATTTGTCTACATCTTGACGTAATACTTTTAAACGAAAAGGCTTCCAACCATTATCTTTTAAATCTTCTTCAGCCATACTTCCGTCATAGTATTCACGCTTAAGACGCTCAAGCTCTTTATATTCGGCTTTTAATTTTTTAACACGTAGCACTTCCCTATAGAAAAGGTTGTAGTACTTGCTGTGTAATTGAGGAATTCTTTTAGATTCACCAACTAGATTTGTTTCGTCTATTGCTGAATCAGCTGCCCATAGAGAGGCAATATCATTTGTGTCCATTATATACTCGCTTGTTATCTATAAAGGTTAATTATATCACGTTTTGTGGTATTTGTCAACCCCTTTATGATAATTGCTTAATATCAAATTGGTCGTATCGTATGGTTACTGTTGCTTCAACATAACTAACGTCAGCATTACTTAAGTCTAAACTTACTGGTGTAATACCAACAGGGAAACAATTTGTGAACGTAGCTTCAATATTTGGATTTTTCTGTGAGTTTAGAATTACGACAGAGATATCTGAAGTCAGACCATCAATACTTTTATTTAGTTTATCATATGACTCTAAAGTTTCTGGAGTACCAAAAGCTCTTAACCAACTATAGATTTCAATATAGTTGCTCATGTTCTCGTCTACGATGAAAGTCAAATCTAAATCAGCATAAGAAATGTGATCACCGACACTATAAAAAGAACGCAGTGGCGTCTCGCTCTTAACAGCGTTTGTAGTTACTGAAGGTAATAGAACCTTATTAGAAAAGAATTCTACGTGGGGCAACCTTTTGACTTGGATTTTAAAGCCACCAGCAGATAAATAGTTATTAATCATAATGTATACCTTTAATTTGATGTATACGCTTATTTATTAAAAAGGTGACTATAACATGTTTAATCCCAAATCTTTCAACTTTGAAGTCGACACTGCAGACCTCTCAATCAATGAAGTAACTAATCTTCATAACATATTTTTCGTCTCTAAAGATTACGACTGGTGGTACGAGGTTTTACCTGATGATGTCGTAGTTGACATTGGCGCTAGTGTAGGAATGTTCTCAGCTAAAGCTTTAGACGCTGGTGCTAAGAAAGTTTATATGATCGAACCAAGTAAGAAGCTTTTAAAAACTGCGGTCAAGAATGTGTCCGATTATATTATAGGTAACAACGAATTACCAAGAGTCGTTCCAATCAACGCAGCAGTCGGCCGTACTGATATTGATCTATCCAACGTATATGGTAATAATGAAGTAAAGCTAATGAGCTTATTAGAATTCTGTGTAGATTTTGATGTCGAACAAATTGACTTCTTAAAAATTAACGCAGCTGGTGCAGAATACAATATCTTACACAGAGATATGTTTGATTTTCTAGGAACTAAGGTTCGCCATATAGCAGTACGTTGCCATTTAGATGCTCAGTATGGTAGTATAGATAAATTCAGAGAGTGGCGAGATACTGTGTTAAATCCAATGATTGCACTCGGTAGAGTTTATGTTCAAAACGATACGTATATTGAAAAGATTCAAAGCGATCAGTTCGCCGAACTAATGCCAAAAAGCTTTATGTTGTATATTAAGAATTGGTAGAATTACCAGTTGTGTATGTTACCAGCTATAATAAAGAAGCAGGTGATAAAATTAACAAGAACAATAACAGTTCGTATTAATGCTATCATATCTGCTTCTTTATCAGATGAGCCTTCTTTTTCGCCAATAGCTTTTGCCCAAAGTCTCCAGTATTTCTTCATTAGAATGCTGCAGCTTCTACGTAATAATCTTTAGCATCTTCAGCAGACTCAAAATTAGTTATCATGTATTCGCCTTGAGCAGCTGAAGCTTCAATGTGCTGATCTTTATTTTGTTTGGCCCATAATTCAAAGAGTTCTGCTTGCTCTTTCCCTTTGTATTTCTTACTGAAGTTTACTTTAACGTGAGCATCAGCAGAGTCAACACCGTAGGTAACACAAAGCTTATACTCTGTACCTTCAATACGTCTTGTTGAGAACTCAGTGCCTTCACTATTTGATTTGGTACCAGTAGTAACTGACCTAAGCTCTGGATACTTTTCATAGAACTTAAATCCTTCTGCTACAGGATCAATTTCTCCAAGCTGCCATTCGTTAAATATTTCAGTTATTGGTTGGAGTACCATTAGTTCGCCATAACGACCTTTGACTTTATTGTCTTTTGGATTCGTTAAAGCGATCGTAAGTGCCTCAATCGCAAAGGATGCAATTTCGTGCACCTTTGTTGTCTCGGCGTATTTCTCTAAACTGTGAGCAATGATAAACAAATTGTCTGGATCATAATCTTTACCACCCATACTTTCTTCTTTAGTATGGTCTAAGCATCTGTTTTTAACACCCACACCGCTATAGTGTACTGTGTTATTAAGTATAGATTCTCGTAAATCACCTTCAGCACTATATGCATAAACATATTGGCCAAGGCTTTTCATAAACTCAGATTTGTATTTCATTTTATTGCTCCATTATATAATTTTTAAATCACTTAAGAACTGTTTCTTAGAGGTTGTTTTCTCCCAGAAAGTCAGATCCTTTTCAGCTTGAGCGATTTGCTTCTCAAGATTTGCAATCTCTTCTGTAGTTAGATTAGAAAACGGTATACCAAGTAAACGGTTACAGTGTTCTTGAGTTGCTTCAGTATTACTTAAAATTTGTTCGCTGATATTTTTCTTGTTCTTACCCTTAAAGACAATCTTATCATTAAGTACTGCATTAATAAATTGCATCTTAATCTTAAGCCAAGTCAGTTCAGAGTTATAGTTCTCAATGTTTCTATTGATTCGTTGGTCAAGTACACCGTAACGATAATCACAGAAGTCAGCAATGAGATTACGAACATCATCATATTCTCTTAGCTTTCCGTCTTGATCGATCACAGTACAGTTTTGACTAAGTACTCTTGTTAGCTTAAACTTAGCAAGTATTTGTTTGTGATTCCATTTGGCTGAAGATGCAAGCTTGAGTTTTACGTGGAAGTTAAAGCCACTCTTATCACAACAATCTTCATAAGATACTATATCTCCGTCGTCCTCGAGTTTATCTAGTACCTTCACGTACCCTTCTCTGTCTAGCCCATAAGGTACTTCGGTAATATTTAAAGTAGTCTTAGAAGGCTTCTGATAAACACCAATAACAGTGTATCGCTTAGGCTCGATAGGATCTTTTTCTACAGTACCTTTAAACTCAGGGAATTTAATGTCGATATTGTTTTTAATTTTCTTAGTTCGTATGTATTCTTCACAAGCTTCAGCAATGCTGTTAGGACAATGTGGAAGAATATTAGTAGCGAAACCAGTAGCAATACCTTTAGTACCATTAACAAGAACCAATGGAATTACTGGTAAGTAAAACGCAGGTGGCTCATGCTCTGGATCTTCATGTACAGGACTCAAGTCTACGTCTTTAATATACTTTTCAAAATTAGATGAGAGTTTACTGTAAACATAACGAGGAGCACCAGCATCTTGAATAAGTCGAGTACCAAATGATCCTCTACCTTCAACAAGACAAATGTTGTTATTCCACGTTGCTGCCATAAGCTGACCTGAACCAGCTGCTGAACCTTCACCGTGATTATATCCGTAGTCAGAAATAATACCAGATACTGCTGATACTTTCTTAAAATCACGTTTAGTATTTTGAATGCTTGAGTAGAGGTAGAACCTTTGTACAGGTTTAAGACCGTCGATCATATTTGGGATCGCTCGATTTTCAACGGTGTACATAGCAAAGCTCTTCCATTCTCTACCAGCAACATCGGACAAAGGATAGTACCTATTGTCGTCAGATATGTAAGATGTTAAGTCGCTCATAAATTTATTTTTTTCCAGTTAAAAGTATATTATATCAAATCAAAAGGTATTTGTCAACCCCTTTGTTCATTTAATTTAACAACTCTGCAAAATGATCGAACACGCCAGGGTTATCTTTAATTACTCTTTCGAAGTTTCGTTTCATTGTTTCTAGACCCTTCTTATTTCCTTTTTCTTTCATGTCCGCTACTCTTGCTTTAATTTTATCGTAGTCAAACTTGTCAGCCGGATATATAGTGGGTTTCCATACTACAGTAGAATCCTTTGGCATTCCATAGTATCTTCCGTCGTCAGTGTATTTGAATTGTACAGTCATAATCATTCCTTATTAAGTTAAAAGTATATTATATCAAATCAAACGGTGTTTGTCAACTGTTTTGTTCATTTATTTTAGGCGAACATGAAGTCTTTACGTAACTGAGCATCTCTACCAAACATCATTTGGAAAAGACCAGCGTCGTCTACAGAAACAGTATCATACTTTGGTTGATTAATAATTACGTCGTACTCATCTTCTGTGAGTGAGCCAAGGCCTTTGATATAACGATGCTTCCAATTTGTGTTTGTTTTCTTAAACTCAGAAGCGTCTTCGTATGTATAGAACCACTCTACTTTATCTTTAAAGGTAGATATCATAATCGGAGTACGAGTAATTCGTACACGATGTTCAGTTAAAAGTCGTGGCCAAAACTTGTAGAAGAAAGCGATCAGCAGAGGACTAATGTGTCCAATACCATCATGGTCAGCATCAGTCAATGTTGCAATGTGTTTATAAGTTGCATTATCTACACTGTCTGGATCATTAATGTCCAAGCCAAGAACAGCAACCAATTCACTAAGTTCTTTATTTTTCAGAACATCGGCTGGTTTCATATCCCACGTGTTCATAATAACCCCTCTCAACGGAAAGGCGCCGACCTTATTGGGATCTCTTACCTTTAAAAGAAAGCCCATAGCCGAATCCCCTTCGACGATCTTAAGAGTAGCATCATCTTTATTGGCAGCAATATGCTTTGCAACTTTGATTTTGCGTATTTTCTTTTGAGCTAGAGTTGCGGCTCTTTTATCTGCTGCCATTTTCTTAGCAAGTTGAGCTTCAATGATAGGATCAATAATGTCTGGTGTGTTTAGAATCTTTCGAGCCAATACTGAGAAGTCTTTAATCTCTGCTTGCTCTAAGTGAACACGAATGTCTTGTAGTGGATTAGTTAATCGCTCTTTTGTTTGAGAATCAAATTTAGGATTCACAAAGTTTCGAGCAAACATTACAAAGGTCAAGCCACTCTTAATAGTCGTTTTAACAACTTCAATTTTGTGTTTACGCTTTACCATGGTAACAAGTTCATCGACTACATTATTAACAATGTGTTCTACGTATGCACCACCCTGTCTGGTATTCACTCCGTTTACATAAGAGGTTGTTCTGAAGCCGTCTTCTGATGGAGCAAAGAATAAAGAAAGGTTTTCGCTTTTTTCGATGATTGTTGTTTCACTAAATTGTGCAGCGTATTTCTTTAAGTCATTAATTAGTATTCTTTTGTTGTTAAGCGTAAAACGAATTTCCGGAAACGACATCGATAAACTAATAAGTCTATCTTGAAGGAGAGCCAGCGTACTAAGATCTCCAAGCGAATCTGCCTCAAATAGCTCAAAGTCTGGGACGAAAGAAACTTCCGTTCCAGAACCCGCTCTTTTCTTTTCTTTAACATTTATTGTATTACCCCCGTCAGTACATGTTACTTCAAGTAGATTCCCATCTGACCACGTCCTACCTTGGAATGATTTAGATAAAAAGTTAGTTGCTGCTGAACCAACACCGTTTGTTCCAATGGTTACACGTTCGTCGTCAAAGGAAGTACCAGCATTAACTCGTGTCCAAGCTGCAACTGGTCGTTTGATTTTCTTACCAGATTCTTCGTCGTGTATTTCATCATGTGGAATACCTCGTCCGTTATCTGATACAACGATCGTGTTGGTCGCTTCATTAAT